ATGGCTACTCGCCCATACCTTTGGCAAAGCCACGCTAATCGTTCTAAGTCATCATTATCTGACCATATTGGGATGTACTTATCCCCCAACCAATCACCATCGTAATCTGGGCGACCAATGACAAAACTAAGCATTTCAGCATGCTCTCTAATGAAGTCATTGTATTTATTGATATCTTCGTCATTTTCTGAACAATAGACACCTACGTTTGCGCCATTAAAAACTTTGTCAATATCAAATTCTTTTGTTTTTGGAATAGGCAAGTGGGTGATATTCACTGCCATGTTTTCTACAGAATTATCAATAAGAAGGTTGCGATGTGAGCCTTTTTCTGCTCCACCAAAGAACACAATCATAGGTCTCTCCAAGCTTTGTTAGAGGCCTTTAGAGCCTGTGCATTCATTTCATCTACTAAAGTACCCCACTCTTTTAATTTGCGTCCGTTCTCCCATTCTGGGCGAACAATATATGGGGATGCTGGGATTAATGTAGGAATACCAAGTTTTAGGGTTTCTGCACAAATACTTGGGTCATTGTCTACATACCACTCAATGCGCCCAAAGGCTGCACCAATACGGTGGATTCTTTCTGCTTTGAGTACTGCGTCTACTTCATCAATAAATTCGTATTTAGAAGCTTTAAATTGTTCGCGTTTAAGCCAGTCCTCAAACCCGATACTTGGGTACTCGTTCATGGACACAACACAAATGCGTCCCATGTACTTTTCAAATAACATTGTCCATATGGCACGGCCATTAGGATCTGGTTGGCGTAAGGCGATGCTTTCAGCGGGGCTTGCTAAGACATCAAAATTGAAAATGATCACCCATACATCCCTTTAGCATCACGGTTTTTGTGAGTAACAAATTCCTGAGCAGGGCAGTAATGGCATAAGTATTGGCGTTGATTTTTAGCAACTCCAATTTTGCGACCAATGGTCTTTGATTCATCTTCGTAGTCAATGCACATACCCTTGGGGCGAGCGTGACGGTTAAAACATTTAAGAGCTTCAACCTTGAGGTCATCACGCACTTCGCGTACTTCCCATTCATTCTTCATGAGTTCTTTTTTAACTTGGGTTTCATCCCCAAGTTTTTCCCATGTTGCTTGATCAACCCTAAAGATGGCTGATTTGTGTGCTTCGGGTGTAGGGTCTGAGGCTTTGCCTAAATGACGATTAATGAGCTCAATAAGCTCCATGTCATATTCTGCAGAACCTTCATAGTCCTTCATTCGGTACATTGTTCCACATGACTGGCATGCGAGCAATCTAGGCATTTTGTGCTCCTAATTAAAGATATTAGTCTTCAGCGTAGCCGGATTCGTACTCGTGGTCAAGTACCTTCGGGGTAATATTTTGCATAAAATCAGTGACGTTATATTGAGCTTGAAGGTGCCCTGAGCGAACTGACACACTGGAATCGGGGTCTAATACTCCACCACGATCAGGGGTGAGGTTTTTCAAACGACCATCGTTTACTCCTGAGTGTAAATCTTTGTTCATTGAGCGTGCTGAGTTAACTGCCATATGTATATCCTATCAGTAGTTAAGGTGTTGGAGTTTTGGGAACTTTTGGCAACTTAGGTGGGCGTGCCCGTTGAGCTGGCCTTTGTGCTTGTTGAGGAGGTTGTAATGTAGGTCTGGTGTTAAGGTAATTAGATGGATTATTTGTTCCTGCACTTGGGGTACCCGTACCTAAGGGTATTGGCTTCTGAGGCATAAGAGGGTGGTATGGCTGATCAAGAGCGTTACCATCTGAATCCCAATTAACACCCATATAACTGTCAGCGTATGTTTGTTGGTTTTGCTGATTTTGCTGTTGAGTTTGCTGTTGAGCTTGCTGGGCACTTGCCAGTTTTGTGTTAAGCCTATTAGCGTTATTAGACATCAAACCATTGGACATTTTGCCCAAACCTTTTGCGGCCTTCATAAAACCACGTCCTGTGGTATACGAGGCGTTACGAAGGGTTCTAAAGTTGCGTGAAGGGTCAAATTCTGCTGGAGAACCAACATTTCTAATGTTTACGCTGCCAGTTCCAAGATTGCTGCCAGGACCGCTACTACGAGCAGTACTGCCGCCACCCCATTGGGCTTGAGAAGTAGCACCACCGTTGTCCATGATGCCATAACTGCCATAATCCCAGTTAAAACCTTGCTTTTTACGCATGCTAATTTCAAAACCAGTAGAGGTTTTATTAAAGTCCTGAGCATAGGGGCTTGTGTACGCTGCTTGCCCTGGTTTCCAATCATCAGCCATTACACATTCCCCAAACTGTTCATTGAATATCTGCTTGCTCCTGAGAAGTTGCCGTCTTCAAAATCTTGCCGCATTACTGGCATACCTGATAACCAAGACCTGTAAGTAGGTAGGTAACGGTCAATTGTTAGCACGCTTTGAATGTTATGTTCTTGACGCCCAAAACCATAGCGTTGTGGAAACAACTGCTGAGGTACGACAGGACGAAGCTTTCGGATGGTCTCAGGGTCGCTAATAGCGGCTTGTAGAGCTTGATCCGTAAGGAACTCTTGTCGTGTTTGCCAAGGGCGTGCCATATCAGTCGTAAACCCCAGGTTCCATTTTAGACATGCGGTAGTCATAAATACTGTTGTTTACTTTTTCAGTAAGGCGGTCCTTGCGTGAAGGCTTCTTAGCAACTCGGCCACCTTGCACACCATTTTCACTTGTCTCAGGGGCGCCTAACATGTCTAAGCCCTTGTTAACAAGACGACCCATAGGACCTGCAGGACGGAAAGGTGCTGGTGCAGGGCTGTTGGGGAATGGGCTATTTGGATCCTGTACTGCTCCTCCACCGCTTCTATCGGAGTAGCCAAAGTAATTGTTACGAGCACCATGCCCGTAACGGTCAACTTGACGACCTGTATCAAATCTTGTGTCTTCGCCTCTGGGCATGATTACTCTCCTTGATGTAAGTTTTTTAAATGTTCTGGAAGTTGTGGGCGTGTCATTATTTAAAGTATTCTTCCGTAGCTGCTTTACCTAACGCTTTAGCATCCTTTTTGGCAGAACGAACGTCACGACGCGTAGGGCGATCTTCGCCATATTCTTCTTTATGGAAACCCTTGCTCAATGTGCGCTTTTGTTGTAACTCACTAACTTTAGCGTCGGCTTGGTCAGATGCTTTCATCATGTGTATACCAGTAGTATCGTAACCTTGTTTTTCAATTGATTTTTGCGCGCGATAAAGGTTTCCCGACGCGTCGTATGCTCCGCCTGTTCGGCGCATATCCCTACTATCTTCTTCACGTGCTGTACGACTAATTAGATTCTGAGTGTCCACTCTTGATGCTTTTTGTGCTTCTTGATAAGCACTATCAACCATGTCTTGGCGTGCTCTATTATTACGTCCTAAAATGCCTGGAAGATTAAACGCCATGACTATTTTCCTTGCTGTCGGGCTTTTGCAAGCCATGATGGTAGTTTGATTTCGCCAGCCGGATCTGGTTCGTTATAAACCGGAGCTTTTAAATGGTCAGGAATTTGTGGGCGTGGCATACCCATGGGTGGTGCATCATCTTGGCCAGCACCATAGTTATCCTCAAAGTGTTGCTTGCGCGTGGGGATACGAATACGCGAAGCAGGGGCAATAGGTCCCATCCCATTGGCCCACATACCACGATTACGCTGACCCATTATTTACCTTCTCCATATTTGTCAACAGGGTTTTTTTTGTACATATCATTAGAGATAGCACCCCGCTTACGCAATTCCATTTCATAATTATCAGGAAAGGCTCCACCAGGTGAACTTGGGCCCTTAGGACGCGATGGCTTCTTTGCCATAGAGCCACCTTCGTCTGGGTCACTAGGACGAGGGTATTGACTACTAATATTTGGTGATGGGTTATAACCACTGTTGGGGCCACTCATTGGCTTTTTGTGACCATCCCAAAAATGATCCTTACGTGCTTTTTTAATTTCTTGCCCCTGTGGCTGCTGGGGGTACCTGGGGATGGGGCTAGCGCCTGGGGGACGACCATAGTCCTTTTCTTGTGGTGAAGGGCTAGAGGGGTATTGGTTACCTTTAGGGGACGTTGGGCTAGTTAGAGGAGGCAAGTACTTGGGCCGCTCAGGCGGCAAGTTAGTACGTTGTTTGGGGTCTTGGTACTGCTTGCTTTCTTCGGTCTTGGGCACTAAAGGCTTAGGACGATCTGGTGGCAAATTAGTACGTTGTTTGGGGTCCTGTCCCTGCTTTTCTTTAATAGACATAGGGGGACGAGGGTACTTGTTATCTTCTGCTTGGCGAGGGTCTTGCTTTTCTTTTGATTGACCCATTTTTTGTCTAAGAAGTTTCGCTGTGTCACGAGCTTTGGCAATTCTGTCCTCAGGCTTAGATGGTGGCCTTGGGCTAGCACCTTTAGGACGCTCTTCGTTTGGATTTTGCGCTTGTTTATTTTTAATGTTGTCCTCAGGCTTAGGCATTGGCCTTGGGGGCATAGATTTAGGGCGTTCTGAAGAAGCCTTTTTCTCATCTTGAGCTTTTTGCGCTGCTTTTTTCTTCTTACCAAATAGGTCCATGGTACGTCTCTACTTTCTAAAAATCAATGCTTAAGTCTATCATTTCCAGGGGGGCTTTAAAGTCCTAAGCATTGACTGTCGTTGCCTGTCAATCTGCTCTTGTTGCGGTCTATCTAGGCCTCGTGGAATGCCCCTAGGACCGGCTTTTCCGTCGTTTGTTAGCCTTACTGGTTCTGCTCCAGGTGGAGCAAATTTCTTACCTTTAGATTCTAAATCAATGCCAGTTAAAAGGTTGAATTCTTCTGGCCAAATGTAATCGCCCTGGTTAATACGTTCGCCTTTATGGACGCCTCGGGTATAAGGAGTCTTGTTAGTACGGTGTACTGCATTGAGTAACTTGTCTTGACGCCTATTAGAAGACAGTGTGCCAAGGTATCCGTCTGGATACTGTGTATCTGGCCCAACACCAAAAGCTGCTAACCGAGCATCTTTAGCGTTACGGAATAGTGGAGCAGGTCCTAATACTGGGTTGCTGTTGGCAACCGCATTAGGATCATAACCACCGCTCCAGTTGTTAAAGGATTCTTGATTAGCAGGCATTAGCTACCCATGCCTGTAAGCATTCCACCTTGTGCGCCTCCGCCTACTGGCGAAATTGATCTACGTTTTGGAGCAGCCTTCTTTTTCTTCTTAGGCTTTTCTTCTTCTTTTTTAGAACTCTTCTTTGAGGCCAAAGCGCACCTGCTCACGTTTCTTAGATTTACTTTCCCTAACAATCTCTTCTTCATACCAATCGTCGTAACTATCGGCGTAATCGGGTGTATTAGCTAACTTTTGCCAATCTTTTTGAGATGATTTCTTGTGAGACATATAGGGATAAATACTACTCTTTATTTGCTGGTGAGTAACTCTTGGTAATGGGGTCATACACGCGGAATGTCTTAATGTTGTTCTTGTAATTTTCTACAAGCTTTTTGTTATAAGCAGCATCTTTGACAATTTGTTCTTTTTTAGCAACTTCTTGCTTTGCCCTCAAGTTATATTCTGCTTGGGTAGCACGACGAGGTGTCATTGCTTTAATTTCTTTTGAAGACCATTCCCCACCACCTGTAAGTAGCATGGTGGGCTTTCCCTCAATTGTTTTTAGTAATCCGTTTGATGCAAGTAATGAAGTCATATGGTTAGATTATCACTGATTGAACTGGCCGCCACCCATTACTGAGGAAACTCGGCCTTGCTGTGCATCAATATTTGATAGTTCAGAGGCAACACGACGACCCGCAGAACGGAGGCTTTCTCCAAATGAAGTTGAGTAGCCTGGGGGTGCAACTGGAACGCGTCCACGAATGCCAGTTGCACCAACTCTGGTATCTGCTGGTCGTGCATAGTCAGAACGAGCAATGCGTGATTGAGCTTGTGTGGAAGATTCGGGATTTTCTGGAGAGCCATAGACCGAAGTAGAACGGCGAATTCCACGAGAGTCAGCTCCCTCCCAAATGGCGCTAGTGGGTTTAACCATTACACCGGATTGGCGGTTACCTACTGATAAGACTTCACCAGCGCGTGGAACACTGCTGCGGCCAACACGTGGCAAAGGCATTGTGTTTGACTCATATGATGAAGTTGCATAGTCACTTTGGAAACCACTAGGCCTTGATCTAGGTCCAGATAGTCCCGTTGAGTTTGCCAATCTTTGTGCATTAGAAGTTGAAGCTGGGGCACCAGACTCTAATTCAACTGGTGCTTTTGGCTTGGCAACTGTCTTAGCGGCAGCCATTTTTGCAAGTGCTTTTGCACGCTTAGGATCAGAGTCTGGTAATACGTCTGGGTTTCCTTTGGCTTTTTTTAATCCAGTTAACTTAGTCTCTTTAGCAATTGGGGTAATTCTTAAATTGCCAGATTCATCTGATCGGATGTCTGATTGTGCCATTCCAGGTGCGCTACTTGGTTGAAAGTATGGTTCAGCGTCACTGGTGTCTGCTGCTGGGCGTTGGAACGTTCCTGCAATTTTTGCTTGACGAGTCTGTTCACGCTGTGCTTGATCTTGGCCTTCAAAATCACTGCCAGGACCTGCGCTGTACTCAACACCTTCAGGAGTACGCCCGTACTCACCACCAGGGAATACTTTAACCAAACCGCCACGTGACCCTGGCGTCTTGTCAAGCATTTCCGCAAAACGACGAGCACCCCTAGCGGCGCGTAAAGCTGCTCGGTGAGGAGCAGACCCTTCTCCGTGTTCAATTGCAGCACCAGCGGCATCTTGTTCTAGGTCTTCAGCACGCTGAATATGACCTGCAAGAGTTGGTCCTTGCCATCCTTTTTTGCCTGCAGGGCTTGCGTCTGGAACATACGCCGCACCCGTAGAACTTAAACGGTATGAAGAGTCAGGGCGACGGTATGGGTCAATTGCGGCTCGCAAGTGACCAGCGGCAACACCCGAAGTGTTGCCTTCACCAGGCATCATGGACTTTTCAATGTCCCTTTTAGTTCCTTCATTTATGGCAAAAATGTAAGCTGCATTTGCAGCAGTCTGGTTTTGAATTTTTCCACCAGCAGCTTTTGCTGCTCGCTTGTTTGCTTCAGCCTTTTCACCCCAAACTTGATTACGGTCTTCACGCAGTGTTTGACCAAAACCTAATGGGTTTTGAACAATAACATCATGCTCGTCACCAGCCCATACGGGCTTTTCTCCTAATACCTGTTGACCTTTTTCATAAGAAGCCGCGTCTGATCCACCTTTAACACCAGCGGTAACCTTGGCAAGGCTAGACATGTATTCATTTTGCTGATCTTGGCTGCGTGGCTTAGCAAGTTGAACAAATTTGCCTTTTTCAGTAGGATGTGGTGCATAATTTGCTGCAAAATTCCGTAACTTTTCAGTGCGGTTTGAACCAGGAATACTATCCAAAGACATGTTTACAGAACCTTGATCTTCTTCTGTATCCATTGCACTAAGTGAAGGAACGGCTCCAGAAGAAATACCTAAACCTTTGCTGCCAATGCCAATTTCTGATTTAGGATTTTTATAAGAACCAGTTCTTTCAATAATTGCAGCTTGGCCTTCTTTTGTGGTCACGTCTGCTGTAGGAACGCCTTCAAAAGTTACACGCTCATCATCAGGGCCCCACTTTGGTGGGTTTGCTTTGTCAGTAAGGGCGTCTGCTGCGGCACGTTTTGCTGCTACTGATTCTCGGAATTGAGAAGAAATATTAAGATTGTCAGCGCCAACACTTAAGATACCGCTAGTAGATGTTGCACCTGGCCCAACACCAAAAGCTCTCTTTTTCTCATCAGTAGTAAGGGGATTGTTTGGGTCACTGTACGCTTCACGAGCAGTCATAGTGCGTGGGTAAGTAGGACCAATATCTTTATCTACAACGTACCGCTTGTTTTCAGTGTCAAGTGTTCCTTCTTCATTGCCCAAACGAGCTTCTGTAAGTCGTTTAATCTCTTCTTCACTACGAGTGCCAGTACGTCGCGGTGTTTCAGGTGATTTAGCGTATGCGTCAAGTTTTTGCAAACCTTCTGCAGTTGCCAAAGCTGCTTCAGCTTCTTTGGCTTCTCTTACGGCTGGCTTAACCTTTGTATTGTATAAAGACTGAACTGTAACGCGATTAGGGGTAGGGCGAGGGGCAACTTTAAAAGTTCCGTCAATTTGCTGTTCTACAACCTGACGCATTGGGGCGCCTGGAGTTGTTACATAATCTTTCCCTGTCCAAAACTGTTGGTTTGCTTTAGCATCTTCAACTGTTAGGGGGTTTGACGGAGGGATAGAACGACTTGGGGAAAGTACATTTTCAGAAGGAACAGTTCGGCGTTGCGTTGTACTAAGCAATTCACGCGAGCGCACTGTGCGTTCACGGGCCAAGGCTCGGTCTCGTACTTCACCCTTTTTTTCGCCACTAACGGCACCGCCGTTACCAATAACGTCACGACCTACACGAACGTTTCGTTTCCATCCTTCGTATTGTTCTTGGCTCTGAAAGGCGGGTAGGGTTTCGTTAGGGTTTCTCTTTAGCCAATCTTTGAGGGTTTCATCACCAAATTTTTCATCACTCCGACGAATGCTTGCTTGTTCGCGTTCGTTGTAATCTCCTAAAGCCCCACCACCTGAACCAGAAGAAAGCGAACGTGCTCCAGAGTCTTCGGTGTCTTCAGCAAGATTGGATTCACCCTTAACCCTGACAGGGCTGTACCCTGCTTTAGTACCAGAGGGGGTTTCAAGTGCTTTATCAATGTCACTTCGTGGAGCACTTTGAGTAAGAACGGCTTCTGTAGAACCTGCTTTTGTTACGTCAGTTGCAGCTGCGCCTGGGTCGTCAGCACTTCCAAAGACACTATCCTCGTCATAACTCCTAAGAGATTCATTGCGGCCAAAGTTAGGGTTTGAAGGATCAGTACGACGAGAGATGAGCTCTTGACGCTGTTCTTCTGTTAGTTTTGACTTTTTAGCTGAGTTAGCGCGACTCTTAGCTTTTGCTGCTTCGTCTGCCTTACGCGCTTTGGCGGGATCGGCATTACCTTTTCCTGAAGCAGCACCTGATTGGGTTACTCCAGCCTTACGACGCTTTGCGCGTAGCATTTTTGCAATGTCGTTTTCGGATGCTCGCTCGTTAGCCATTAGTTACCTCACAAAAGTAAATAGTTAATTATATTTTACCACCTTATTTAAAGGTGTTTATCGGGCTACAGGTTTGAAGGTGATGGCAGAAATGGTCTCGCCGTTCTCACCTTTAATGTCATCAAACCCAATAACAAAAGTTAAATCAACGCCTCGCGGGGCTACAAAGCCTCGGGCAATGGCGCACGCTTTTGCTGCTTGGTTGACTGCACTAGCACCAATTGCCCGCATCTTGGGTTCTTGCCCAGCAATTACTGCACGGGCGACAATTGAACCAACACTCTGAGGGTTGCTAGTTCCAGAAACTTTTACAATATCGTCAACTTGTGATTCTTGTGACATAAGTACTCCAATAGTAGTGATCTAAATGAACACTTAATCTTAGAAGTACCCAGCCTCCTGTAATAACACAACCAAGTCAGACAACCTGAGCACAGCGTAGGAATCACCTACGGCTTTTTCCCCTTTACCTGGGCGTTTAACAACCAAAGCGGGAACTGCACCACCCAAATTGTCTGCTTGTTCAACAGTGGCGTTTAACCATTGGCTGAGGGCAAAGGCTTTTTGATTTTTGCACTGTACTGCAACTTGCCGGTTTTCTTTATTCCGAATACCGTTGATATCCCCAGTGTCACCGCCACCTTTTAGGACAGTTCGGTGGGCTACTGGAAAACCGTTATCATTAAGATAGATCCTTATAAGGGTTTCAAACGAGGTTCCCTTTTGCTTAGCGGGGTTAGCCATTCTTAACAGCTTCCCTTATCTCAATCAATAGAGCTTTAATTTCTTTAAGAGTCTGGTTTACTTCGTTAATAGGGCCAACAGAAGCTCTGGCATTGTTTTCTTGGCGCATGCGCTCGTTCATTTCCCGAGCTGCTCTAGCGCCTTCTTCTTGCCATGTTGACATGTCATGCTCCAAATCGTGATGTACGTTGTTCTTTGCTATTCAGTCCAATCCTACGACTGAGTTCTCGTGAAAGCAACTGTGCGCCACGTTCGCATGATTCAAACATGGCTTCAATAAGTTTACGATATGCACGAGCAACTTGATAAGTTTCTTGTTGAGAAATTACGCGGTCATCAACATCACGACGAGCCTTGGCGATTGTAACCCTATCTCCCTTAGCGTCGGCACCCCATTGCTCAATAAGGACCCTGGCTTCTAGTACTCGGCAGTAATTAGCTTCACGGTCTTCACTAATCTCTGCTTTAACTAATTGGCCTTTGGAATAAGAAACCCATCCCATAAATTGAGTGTACAAATCCATTAGGTCAGAGTCGTGCAAATCATCTAAATGCTCTGGCATTTGTGGAGGGGTATCTGTGGGGCGAGCAGGGAGAGAGAACTTGCTATTGAATTTGGCAATAGCTGGATGTTCTAATTGGTCTTTTGAAATAACTCTGTTCATGCCCAGCACACTTTCTTGTAGGGGCAAAACTTACATCCCGAACAAGAACTACCTGTCGCCCAATCAGGGCGTTCTGGAGTGGTCTCATTATCTAGGTGTGCAATGACTGTTTTGCAGTTCTCTAAAATTGGCTCCATAATTTCTGGACTGTACTTGACTACAAACTCTTTAATTTCTTGAGTTGGCTTCCATTCATAGATAAAGATGATGGTGTCAATCCCAGTGCAATGCATATAGATATTGCCCTGACGCACATGTGAAGCAAACGGTGTTTTGATTGCTTTCCATACTTGGTCAATCGTTAGTTCACCTTTGCTGTAATCCATAAACAAAGCGGGCTTTTCAAACCGAACAGTACCAATACCTACGCTCTTGATCTCGATGAGTGCTGCGCCGTCTTTATCGCATATCTCTCCATCCGCGTGCCCGAGTATCCGGTATTCATCATTAGATAAAGGAACCTCGCCGTACTTAAGCCGATCAGACTTACAACTAACACAAGTAGTAGGGGAGACACCAACCCAAACAACGCCACACGCTTGGCAATTCCATACCCCCGAGAGGATTCCTGCTTTCCATAACCACGTCTGCCATTTAGCATGAATAGAGTTCCCTTCAGCAAAGATGTTTAGACGACCAAAAGCAACTGATTCGTCTGCTCCTGGAACATCAGTAATCTTGTATACAGCGGCCCGAGCACACCAATCTTTTTTAGATAGCTCACTTGGATGGAGATGCTTGGTATCTCTATGTGAGTTTTTTGATGCTGCTTCTTTAGCGGCTACTTGCTCTACAAGAGGGAGCAACCTACCTTTGGCTCTCATCATAGTTTTATAGTCTTGCATGTTCCATGGTGTATCAGTCATTGTTCTCCAATAATCATTTGGAAGTCTGCTTCATTAAGAATGACATAATTACGCCCGCCAAGGTCGAACTGAAGCACAGGAAGGCGATCTTCAAGTACGGCACGTTGCGTTAGCTCCTGTAATTCTTTGGACTTAATTGAGTAAGACTTTTCATTGTATGTCAATTTGTTTTCTATAAGCATGTCATGGGTGCGCACGTCATTCTTACGCATCCACCCAGAACCTGACCCTGCATTACGACTACCATTGTAAGCCTTAGCAGAACGTAATTCCTGCTTTTTAGAGGCTTTCATTATCTGGCGTTGTGTATCTCTTGGATTTTCTCTTCCTAAGATCATGCGAACTTTTCTTTAGCCTTTTGTTTAAGCGCCTCTTGCAGTCCTAGGTCTTCCCTAACACCCTGTAGTAGGGCGTCTTTACCTTGCCATTTTTGGCCATCGTAGTTGTAATACGCTCCACCACGGGTAATAACTTCTGTAGCAATACAGATGTTAACGATATCTTTTATGGTGTCAAACTCACCAAGTTTAAAACCACCTGAATCTGAGAAGTAGAAATCAACTACAGCAATTTGTTGTGGTCGGTAAGTTTTGTTTTTAAGCGTTCGGGCACGAATAGTTTGGCCAACTGGTTCGTCCTTTTCTTTAATCCACTCATCACGCTTTAACTCAATGCGAACAAAGTAGTGAAAGTTTTTTGCTTTACCACCAGGTGTTGTTCGTGGGTCACCATACATAACGCCAATCTTTTCACGCCACTGGTTAATAACCAAACCAGTACACCCACGGTCTTCATGGATCATTGAACGCTTTTGTGCCTTTGATGATTTGCGGAAGAACTTACCTGTAAGGCGTGCTCCAAGACCCATTTGAAACTCAGACATAGTTTTTTCGTCTTCGTCGCCAGGTACAAGGGCTGGCATGGAGTCAAGAACAATGCAGTCAACTGCACGATTCTCCATAGTTTTAATAATTAAATCGTATGCGTGTTCCATGATATTGGTTTCAACAACCCATAGACGCTCTAAGTCAACGCCAAAAGCTGCTGCGTATTCTGGTACAAACTCTTCAGCAGCTACCCACATTGCAATCCAATCAGGGTCTAACGCTTGGTTAGCCGCAATTGTTTTATAAGCAATAGCTGTCTTACCTGAAGATTCATCACCAATGATTTCTGACCATTGGTTCATGGGCCAACCCCCACCAAGCATTAGATCATAAGCAAGGATGCCAGTTGTAATCCGTGGAAGTTCTTCTTTAACTCGGTTACCTTGAACAACGATGTCTTCGCCGTATTTTTTGTTAATGGACGCAATAATTGACGCAAGCGTCTCATGCTGTTCGGGTTTCAATTTGTTCTCCTAGTTATACAGCCCAGTTAGACTGTTCTCCTTGATCATACATACCATTCCACCCACATTCAAAGCATCTTGGGGCAGGACTTGAACCATTTATCATTGTGCCCCCACGACCTACGCGAGTAAACACATTTTTACTTCCGCAAGAGGGGCAAGATAAATGACCTTCTTTACGATGGGCTTCTCCACCTTTCCACAAACGAATAGCGTCACCCATACCAAGGTTGTCTGTGGGTGCACGAGAGTCATCTAGAACTCTCTGGCTAGTTTGTTGGAATTGCGGTTGTTGCTGATGCTGTGGTGTTACCGCAGCAGGAAAGCGAATAAGAGGTGAAGTTGGGGGTAACGAAACTTCCCTAGTTTTGGGGGGATTTGGGTCGGATAACCGGCGTGACCACCAATCACTCATCTTCTTCTAACTCCTCCATTGTAGTTGTCATAAAACTTATAAATTGAGCAGCTGACTCTTTGCTCATTTCAATTTCATCAATTTGTTCTGGGAGACAAAGAATATCACCATCAATAAGGTGGGAGATCAATCCCATTCCAAAAGAAACAAGAACATCTTTTGTGCGGTCTAGTTCTTCTTCCGTAAGATCTTGATGGACTTTAACAATTTCCATCATCCAATCAGAGCACTCTTTAACGTTGTCAAACACGCCAACTGCAGTAAGGACTAGCCATTTTCTAATGATGTCCATGATTTCGCTTTCTTGGACATCACCCGAGGGTACAGAGAACCCTGCGGTAGAAGCTAGTTTTTGGCCTTCTAAAATAGAAAGGGCTAGATAGAAGTTACGCTTGTCAACAGGTGTCATAAATGTGGTCACTTTCCTTTTGCCTCCGCCCAGCTACTTGCCGAGTGACAGGACACCCTTAATGGTATACCTTCGTACACTACCCCGTCTCCCATTGCTGATACGAGTAAAGGGAGCATAGAGTCAACGTCCTCATCTTTGACCAGCACAACTAGTTCGTCGTGCACTTGAACCAGCATCCTAGCGTCATGATCTTTAAAAGCAGCGTAAACATCAATCATTGCTTTCTTGCAGATGTCAGCGGCAGAGCCTTGTACAACAGCGTTTACAGCCTGTCGTTCTGCCCTTGAGCTAAGCATACGATCTGAGGCTTTAAGGTCTGGCAAATGCCTGCGGCGACCAGACATTGTAGAGACGTAACCAAAAGCCTTACCTTTGCCAATGACTTCTTGCTTCCATTTTGTAATCCCAGAGAACTGCTTGTAATACTGGTCAATGACATACTTGGCGTGCTCTTCATCAATACCTGTAGTACGAGCCAACTTTTGAGACCCCCCACCGTATGCGGTAAGGAAGTTAACGCCTTTTCCAAGTTGGCGTTCGTCTGGAGTAACTTCACTAACATCTTTGCCAAGTACTAGAGCCGCTGCACCTGAGTGAATGTCTGCCCCTGTTAAGAAGAACTCACTCATTTTAGGATCGTGAGAAAACATACACATAACCCGAAGTTCAATTTGGTCGTAGTCAGCAACTAACAGTTGGTAACCCTGTGGTGCTACAAATAAACCTCGTACGCTGCTATCACGAGGGATATTCTGTAGGTTTGGGTTGCTTGATGACAAGCGCCCAGTAGCAGTCCTGTGCAGGTGGAACGATGGGTGTAGGCGATGGTTTACTAACTTGGGCAATAAGCCATCAACATAAGTAGTGGCAAGCTTCTTGGTTTCTGACCATTCAATTAACAAAGGGATTACGGGATGCTTAGTTTCTAATTTGTGTAATGACTCTTCGTCAACTGAAGCGTTCCCACCTGGAGTTGTTTTAACAGGCTTAAGACCTAGCCCGCCTTCTTTTTTCTTATTGAATAACAACTCTTGTTTGTGCTTAGAACTATCTGGGTTGAACCCTGGTGGGGCGTAATCCATCATTCCTAAAAAGATTTCGTTAAGACGCTTTTCTAATGTCTTTCCCAAAATAGTCATGGATCGTTTGTTGACGGGGATACCCTCGTCTTCCATTTCCATGAGTACGCGCAGAACTTCCATGTCCTGACGTAAGCAAGAGAGCAATTCGGGAACTGAACATATTTTAACCCAAAGGTGTTTATATATAGCCCATGTCCAGCGCACATCAAGGTGCACATACTTAGTAGCTTTAGAAAAAGGAACTTCAGTAATAATGCTGCCAAGTTTGCCATCTTGGTAGTAAGCGTTATGCCCCTCAAAGTTATGAGCAATCAAACTTGTGAGGCTGTACTCCGACAGGTTCTCGTTGACAACATGTTGCATAATCATGGTGTCAAGGTATGGACCTGGTGGTAATTCTCCGCCGTAGTACTTGCGAATTGAACGGGCGTCAAACTTTACGTTATGACCAATCTTCACCATGTCGCTAAAGAACAATGGCTTAAGGGCATCAAAGACTTCAGTACAAGATAGTTGTGGAGGTGCGGGGCTGAATACTGCGGGTTTGAAGTAGCGACCTTTGGCCATTGACTCTTTACCGCTTGCCGTAAATTTACGATACCCAGGAGGGGGTATGGTAGATCCGTCTCCGCGTTCTTCCGGAATAATTACCTCACCGTTTGGGTGCCCCATTGGGATAGCCCATGACCGTCCTGTTGTTGCAATACCAATCCAAAACACGCTGTTGCGTAATGGGTCTAAGGCAAGTGTGTTCTTCCACCTTGCAGTAACAATTTCTTTTGCACGTGCTTTGATATCTTCTGAGGGAGCCTTAAGAGTTAAAACGTGTTCTTTCCACTCTTTGTCAATCCACTCAACTACATCAGGATGACGTTCTACATTTCCCATTGTTTCTACGTCAAAGGTAAATGCCCCAACCTTAGAAACAACTTCAATTATTTCGTGTATCTCTTCAATCGTAGATACAACGTAGGGGTGGTTTCCCACCCCTACGCTAACAACATCGGTTGTCATTTAAATCAGTCGCCTAGGTCTTCAACAACAATCTGCTGAAGATCTTTGCGAGCTGGAATTGAGATGATCTCAGGTCCATAAGCTTTACCACGGAAGTCTTTTACATCTTCTGTAGTAAGGGCTTCAAGGCCCCACTCTTCAAGGTCGCGGTCTTTAACCAACTGATGATTGGTTGCTGACGTTGCGCCTTTTCCTGAACGGCTTACTGCCCAGTAGTGCTTTGACAAAGGTCCCTGGCGAGGGTCATTGTGAAAGTTCTTTAACTGGTCAATAACTCGCGGACCAACTTCGTATGACTTGACAGTTGGTTCTGAATCACTGCTAAGCAAAACCACATTGAAAGTAAATCGTGTTGACGGGCGACTGCCAGCGTCACACAAAGGACAACCCTTGGGGTCAATGTCTGCAATGCAAGTAAATGACTTCTGACCTGAACGCTCTACCCAGTGTTGGCGGAAAGAAGCG